AAAGGACATTTTCGTCCTCTGAGCCTTCACAGAACAGGATCACCCGGCTTGGGTGTACCGGTTCGCCGCGCATCGGCCCGACGAATTGCTCATCCCCAACCGGCTGCTCGTTGAAATTGAACATCAGCGGCTGGCCAAAGGTTGCCGACAGCCGGTCATTGTCCCATTCAGCTACGGTTAGTTGCGGCTCCCATACCGGGATCAGCTTCACCAGGGCAGACTCACCGAGGCGCTTAACCAGGGAGATGTCCACTTCCTGGCTCCAATCCCGGTTATCTTTCACCTGCAGCAGCAACGCGGAATAACGTCCAACCATATTGCGGCGATCGGCGTCTTTAACCTTCGACCACAGCTTTTTCATGAAGCGGGTGACTTTCTTTTCCCACTGATTGGTCTCCTTCGCCTCTTCAGCCTCATCACCGTCGATGATGACCGGGTAATCCTGCCAGCACCCATCCAGCAGGCGGTGCACAACAGCGAACCCGGCGGCATTGCGGCGGTACATGTTGTAGAAGTCGTTGAACGTGATCGTGCGTGGGTATCCAAACTCCTGATAGAGCGTTGGACGCTTCGTGTTACCACCACCGATGCCGATGGCATTAAGGTAATTCGCTCGCCTCATTTCAGTGGCGAGGTTGTTCACAGCCAGTTGAAGGCCGTTATCTTGTTCGCTCACTGGCGATGCTCCTTAGAAGAAAACTGCGCCGACGCCCTGACCGCTTAACTCAGTCATTGCCCACACGAGAGCATCAAGCCGATCGGGTGATTTTTTGGCAGTGGTTGGGATGTATTCCATTTGCTGATTTTCGAGGTTGTAGAGATTGCCATGATGGGCAACCCGCCCCTGCGAATAGAGTGCTGAAATTGGCTCTGCGCGGGCAAATTTACCCTTACTGGCGTGGACGCGGATAATCCGGCCCTTAAACCCGGCGTTTATGAGAGTGTCCTCAGCCATGTCGCCGCCCTGGTTGGTCTCAATGACGATCGCATCAGCCTCATGAATGTCGTAAGCCTCCATCGCCTTCGTCGCCCAGCCGTTGGGTGAATATTTCCCACTGTAATCGCCATCAGCGGAGTATTGCCTGCGATCTCCGGTGCCATAAACACTGGCGGCCACGATACCCGTCTCATCACTTTCTTCACTGTTCGTAGCCTGTGGGTCAATCGCGATTACCGTTCGCGATAGCTCTTCAGTGATGTTGAGCGCCCTGGCGGCGCTGATCATCTCCTCGTTCCACAGCGCGCCCTCCGCATTGAAGCGTTTCGGGTTCTGCATGTACTGGGCTTCAGCTGTTCGCCGGTGAGAGAACAGCGATACGCGGTGCGACTCGTTGTGCTTGAACGGCCATAGCCAGCCATCAGGCAGGCCGTGGTCAATCGGGATAGCGTGGGTGTTCTCCGGGTACTGGTCGGCGTATGCCTGGCTGTTGTTGATCAGCACCGGCAGATTCAGGTGGTGCCACTTCTCACCGCTGCCGCCCCGCAGTAGATACCCGCTCAGGTCGTGGTAGTGAATACGCTGCATGATGACAATCATCGGCGTCGTCTCGATCGCCAGTCGAGATTTGATTGTCTCGTTAAAGCGGTTGTTGACGCCGTCGCGGACGATCTCCGAGTAAGCGTCATCCGGCTTAACCGGGTCATCGATAATCAGCGCGCCCTGCCAGCCTGGCTCCATGTGTCCGGCACGAAAGCCGGTAACCTGCCCCGCAGCTGACGACGCATAAACGCCGCCGCCATGTTCGGTCCACCACATCGCCTTACTGTCAGCGTCATCGCGTAGCGACATCGGCCACATCGACTGATACGCCTGCGACTTAATCATGCCGCGCGCAGTGGAGGAGTTCAGCAGCGCCAGATTGTGCGAATAGGACAGGTGCATGAAGCGGGCCCGGCGGTTCAGCGCCAGTCCGCGGCCCATCATGTTGATGGTCGCCAGTTCCGTCTTCGTGTACCCAGGCGGAACGTTGATGATCAGGCGCGTAATCTCACCATCGATAACGCGGTCCAGCGTCTGCTGAATCACCTTGTGGTGAGGCGCGACAATCATCTTGCCGCCGGTGCGCTGCTTGAAGAAGTAGCGAGCGTAATACAGCCCGTCCTCTTCACACTCTACCCGACGGGCAAATGTCTTTTGCTCAGCAGTCGTCATCCTCCATCATCTCCTGCCGTGCTGACTTATATTCATCCTTGCTCATGGTGATCGTCTGGATGGCACCACCATTGGGGCCGGAATGTTCGAACTTGTGCCTGTTGGTGTAAGCGTCGCCTACCTCTTTGGCGGCCTGCTCCATCAGAGAGGCGGCAAGAGCCATGTTTCGCATCTTCTCGGCGCTGGTCATCATCCGGTTGAGCGCGCGAAGACGATAAGCTTTGTTGGCGATCGGGATGTCGCTTAATTCGGTCTGGAACCGGGTGCGAGTCGCGTTGAACAGGTCGATCCATTTCTGACCAAGATTCTTCGCAATAGCCTTGGTCGGATCATATGAGGATACTTGCTGGATACTTATGTCCAGGCCGAATTCCTGTTTCACCTGAGAAGCAATTTGCGTTGGGGTGTCAAAGCAGGCTAAGGCCTGAACTATAAAGGCCTTAACCTCCGGTGATAATGCAGCCATTGGTCGCCTCCATAGCTAACTTAATATAACAATTAAGCCAGTTTCAGCATGCATGTTCCGCATGATCTGGCGATATCGAGGTGAGCCACTTCCGCTGGCGCATTGGCTGCGTCCACCAGTTCCTGCACTTCTTTGCTGGCACCATATCGGCGTACGACACCGACGAATTCTTCGACGTCGTGTCCGCGCAGTGTAAGCACTGGCTGGCCGGTCTCTTTGTTGAACTTAGGCGCGCCGAAATCATCGGTGGCCTGAGAGATGTGATAAAGCTCATGCTCTACCAATGCGCAGAATTCGAGGTCACTGCATTGTGAGCAGTAATCGGCCGCCAGCGTGATGATGAACTTCGGGATGCGCCCGAACCATTCATGCATCTGCTGTTCCATTCTGGCTTTCTGCCAACCACCGGCGCGGAGCATTACCTGCTCGGCCTGACCGAGAACGTAGCGCCCTTTTTTCGTGAATGAGTCAGACGCCCACATAAAGCAGAGGTCAGCCTCTAAAAGGTGCCCATGATCGGGGTTATGGATGCTTCCGGTATCGCTCAGGATTTGGCGATTTATCCACTCATGCACTTCATTGGCGGGGATCAGTCTGGTGTATGGCTGCCAGTTGTCTGAGGTGATGAAGTTAACTGGCGGGTATGGCCTGCGCTCGTCATCGTTCGCCATGTGTCACTCCGTTATCTCTTTACAGGCTGTGCCTTCACCTGCCGGCTGATGCCATGCTTCACGATGAACGCAGACACCTTTTCGTAATCAGGCTCTCGGCCCATCATCAGGCAGAACAGGGTCAGCGTTTTGATGTAGACCGGCAACCACCACTTGGCTTTGAGCTCGACTGACAGCTTGCAAATTGCCATTGGTAACTCCGCTTATCCCCTACAGGGTATATTTACGATTTATCCGCTATAGCCATTACGATGGGTCTGCCCATGGTGATGGCAATAAAAAACCGCCCGGGGGCGGTTACAGTGTTTTGTATGGTTTAGGCTTGGGGTCGCCATGCTTGATGTGAGACTTAATCACATCGTCGCTTGGCCTGCGCCCGTTAACTCCGATCAGATAAATCTCGTCATCCACTCGGAACTCAAAGAGCTGATACTCCACATCAGTGATGTTTGCTACTCCGCCAAGCATTCCGCGAGCCTTAAACTGACAGTCAGGAACCTTTACCACTTTCCCAACTTCTTCTGTAGGCCAAATCTCGCCAGGCCGCCCATCGTCAAACAGAACTATTGTCAGCATACTCAACCCTCTTGAAGTAGACGGTTAATTATACCAACACCAAAATAACCAATTCAAACCAATAACTTATGTCAACCACAATAAAATATGAGATATCCGTCACCATTATCAAGCGCCCGGGATAGGACGCTTTGGAATGGCTTACCCGATCAGCAGATCCGGCTGAGTCACCTGCATGATGTGCTCATGCTCAACAGCCAGAACGCGCTTCTCTTTCTTCCGCTCGTTCATCAGTCGGCTGCCGATCGTACCTTTTAGCTTTGAGCGGGTTTCTTTGATGGCGTAGCGGTGCTGCATTTCTTCACCCATAGCCATGCGGCGACTCAACCGCTCAGCCATCCAGTTAAAAGCGGCGATGTATTGCTCTTTAATCGCGGTCGCCGCCTTCCCGGTGAAGCCCATCACAAGCATCATCCATCCGTCTTTCGTGATGTTGTACATCAGCCGCATCTCGCCTTTTTTATCGAGGTATTCAACGGGCTCAAAATTGAGCCGGTTAAATTCAGATGTGCAATCAGTCTCTAGCCGCTTGATAGTGCGCAGAACGTTCTTATGCGCCTTCCCGAAATAGCAGGCAATCTTCACAGATGTAGTGATGACCTTCCCGTTAGATGGCATAACCATTTCGCGGAAGTCGAAGGCCGGAATAACTGACGGATTATTCATAGCGTTTTTACCTTTTAGAAAGTGAGCCTGTCTCACAGAAAAGCCGCCCGAGAGAGGTCGCCACCTATAACGGCTGTTCTCAGGCTCGCTTACTGAAAGGCTCTCGTTGTGAAGTGCGCGTGAGATGCGCGGGCATAAAAAAGCCCGACCGAAGCCAGGCTCTCTTTATTAGGGTGACGAATTACTTCAGGCACTGCGTCCGGACATATTCCTGCAGGCCGTTCAGTTGCTTTGTGACTGTGGCGATCCCGTCTCTGAGACGCCAATAATTGAGTTCAGCATCTGCTGTAAGTCGAGGGCTTGAGCCATCAGCCAGGCCGGAGGCTCCGGTGGTTTCGTCTCTGGAGCAGGTGGCGGCGATTTGCAGCCGACGTTTACCAGCGACAACATCAGCACGAAGCCTGTCATTTTCAGCCTGCGCATCAGCTAACTCCTTCGTGTATTTGGCATCCAGTGCAGCGACATAACGCTGACGGGTTTGCATATCGGTGATGGTGGCGTTTGCCAGGATAAGTTGCTCAGCGGCTTTATCGCGTTCGCCTTTGTAGGAAATGGCGCTGTCACGGTAGTGATTCACCGCCCATGCCATCGATACGAGCAGGAGAATGATGACGGCGCAGATGATTGCAGTGAATCGGCTCATTTCTGGCCCCACTCACAGACTTCACGCTCAATCTCACGACGGGTGATCAGCCCTTTCCACTGCTTGCCACCGGCATACGTCCAGCGCTGCAGTTCTTTGCAGGCACCGGGCACATCACCGGAGTTAAGTTTCTTCAGTAGCGTGGAGCTGGCAAACGCGCCCGATCCGACGTTATAGGTGAAGGAGTAGAGTGCCGCCCGTGTAGCATCTGGGATGCGTACCTTAATCAGCGGGTCGATGGTCGTTGCCACCTTTTGCAGGTCGGACTGCAAAAGCTTGTCACATTCACGATCGGTGTAGCGGTGTCCGCGCCGGATGTCGCTCCCGGTGTGTCCGTCGCATACCGTCCACACGCCGACCACATCCTGATAGGCGTAGTAGCGGCGACCTTCCAGACCATCAGCATTGCCCAGCATGACGGCGGCGATCGCAATCGCACCGGAACCGGCCGTAATGGCACCAATGATTTTATTCCTGAACGTCGGGTTCATGATGTTCCCTGCTGTTTCGGTTGTACTCGCGGATCTTGAAATAGAGGTTCGTCAGGTATGTCAGCAACCCGATGATAATACCGGCCAGCACACCGATAGCGTTCCATTGCTCCGGACTGTAGGTATTGAGTAAGCCGTTGAGTATTCCCATGGCTGAGGCTCCATAGGCCGCGCCTGTGGTTAGTTTTTCCATGCGATACATGCTCTTCACCTCGCGTCTGTTAGCGGGTGCTGTGTGTAGGGTGCGCCTCACCCACGGCGGTAAAGGGTAAGTGGTTGGCTGTATGGATGGGCGCAAATAAAAAAGGCGGGTTCTGGTCCGCCAATCGATGGTTGCTGCGTTGAGCTTTCGCTCTTATGGTCCTGGGCAGGATATTTGGTTCGCCTGGCTGGATTCGAACCAGCGATCAACCGCTTAGAAGGCGGTTGCTCTTTCCACTGAGCTACAGGCAAATTTGGTGCCGGGCAAAGGAATCGAACCTCTGACGCGCAGCTTACAAGGCTGCCGTTCTACCACTGAACTAGACCGGCGAAATTAGTCAAGCAGATGAGCCATCTTGTTACTCTGCACTTCCTCCATCCATTTAATAAGCTCAGCTTTATCTCGCCCGCTTTTATAAAATCTCTTGGAGTTTATACAGATTGAGGCGTCAATTCGCCCAGATTTCCGGACAGTTAGGGAGCCGCAATTCGTGCGTAATTTAAGGTAGTCACGGCTTCGATTTTCAGCCTGGAGCTTATAATCTGCAATCCTCAGGTTTTCTAAGGAATTGTTTTTGGTATTTCTATCAATGTGATCAATTGTCATGCCATCTGGGATTTCACCATTTGCTATGGCCCAGACAAGTCGATGCGCTTTATATTTCACGCCGTCTATTTTGACGTAGTAGTAACCGTGATTATCAAGACTACCAGCCCTGGCTCCTTTTTTTGCTCTGGTGCTAGCATCAACCTTCCACCTCAACCCACTTTCACTACTGCCATCAACTTCTAAAAACTGTCTAGCCTTTGCGATTGGTAAGGGGATTGTTTTTGCGCTCATGCGTTTTCCTTGCTTTGAAATGAACCTTTGCCGCAATGGAAATCAGCCCGTCGAGGCTCGCCAGCACTAACTGACTTCCTCAAAGGCTCATTTCAAAGGGTTTTGGATTCGACGTAGTTGAGAGCGCATTGCGGTGCGCTTTTGAAATTTGGGAATAAAAAAGCCCAAGGCTTTGACCTCGGGCTCTTAATTTTTTGTCGACAACCAAAGCTATGGCGACGATATCAGATTTACGCTAAATGTATGCTAATTAATTGACTTTTGCAATACTCTGCTGCGAAAAAGCTGATTTTTGTTGTGATCGTGTTCTCACTGCTCGTAGTAAAGCATCGCTATCAAGTCGCTCGAATATGGCACACATGGCTTTCCAGTAGTCGGCGTAGTTATGACTCCAGTTATCCGGCTTCACTCCGCATAGCTCAGCCAGTTCCTGCTTCTGATATGTGTCACGGCCGGCCAGCTCAGCTTTAACATCCTGCGCCGCCAGCCAGATAAGCGCCTTCAACCTGTCCATCGTCTTGCCGGCTACCTTCTTCACTCCCAGCTGAGCCCTGAACTCACCCCATGCCCACTGAGTGATCGCCACCTGGTTCTCCCAGCGCACGTTCTCGCTGTAGTTCCAGAGTAGCCACGCCTTCTGGTGCTCATCGAGTGACAGTACTGCACGACGCCACGACGCGGTGGAGTATTCGACCGGCTGAACCAGAGGGATATGCGACCCCTTGGCGCGCGATTGCTTGCCCGGGATCGGAGGGTTATCCAGCGTTATCATTTTCCCGGTCACATCATCCTTCACGCGCGGCTTCTTCCGCTTAAACGTACCTGCATCGAAAAGAGCATTCTCCAGCCAGGCCATCAACTGGCCTTTTGTTGCTCCGCTCAGATCTGCCGTCGCAACGATGAGCTGCTGGCGTACAAATTCCAGGTCTTGAGTGTTCACGCTGCGGCCCTCTCTGGCTGTTTGGTTTTGGTCTGGCTGTGCTTTGCTACTGGCGGCATCTTGGCGCGCATGACGCTTTCGGCCTGGTATCGGGCTATCTGGTCGCGGGTCATGCTGGCTCCAGTTCGGTGATGGTCAATTCCAGCTTGCCGCCTTTGACGATCGGCTTACGCTTCACCCGGTAATCGTCAACCTGCTGGTCGTCCTGCCAGAATCCGGCTTTAGTCAGCGCGTCGAATGCGGCCTTCTGTAGGTTGTCAAGGTCCCGGCGGCGGCGGTCAGGCATATGGCACTCGATGCGGATCTTTACCGGCGCGGTGATGCCGATATCCAGCATCTCGTCTTTGATGATTTGGGCTACGCGGTCGCGGTAGGACTGCCCTTCTGTGCTGATGTGGGTGCGCCCGCGGTTGTGACGGTAATAGCGGTTGTTGCTCGGTGGCCATGGCAGGCTGATTCGATATTCGCTCATGCTTTTACTTTCCCCTCTTTCAGCCAGATAACCTGTGTGCGGGCCATACCTTCCAGCGCACACTCCTTTGCATAATCCGCGTCTACCAGATGGGTGCGGCGGTCTATTTCGTCGTGGCAGCTGCTGCAGGCGATGGTGGCGATCAGGTCAGGCGGCTTAATTCCGGTACCGCACAGCCCAGCCAGGCGGATATGCGCCAGAACGGACGTTTCAGGATTGCCATTGCATACGCCGGGGATCCGAACCTGACATTCGCGACCGCGAGCCGCTTTGCGTAAATCAGCCATGTGACCTCCGTGCTTTCAGGCGATCCCATTTCACCTGGGTCAGGCGGGCCGTATAGCCGAGCAGTGATGGGATTTCAGATGGCTTGAGTTCCGGCTTACGCTTGCGGCGCGTCCGGACCCGGTAGATTTCGTTGGTGATGATGCGAGCGAGAGGACTAGCCATTACGCCTCCTGCTTATCGCGCAGCTGCTGATATTCGCAACCGTTCGGGATGGTCAGCGCCAGACCAAACTGAGCGCACCACGCTTCGACTTTGCACAGGAAGATATGCATCTCTCCGGTAT